GTCTCGAAGCGGCTTGAATTATTATTTCCTTTGGTGATATTTCAGCAAAAGTTTTGAATACCATCTTTTCATGGTCCGTCAATATTTCAAGGTGATGAACACTTCCGCCATTGATCATGATAGATTTCCAGACGGATTCAGTGTCAGCACCCTTCGATTTCAGAAGGTCCGTAAGGTGCTGATTTTTTATTGTGTACTTACCCTTTTGGAGATCCTTAATGTAGAAGTTGGTTCGATGCGGTTCGATGCCCTCTGAAACCTGCCCCAGAATAAACGCCGAAGATTTGGTCGGTGCGATTGCGAGTAGGGTAGTATTTCTTCTACCATAGCCCAATAGAGCGGGTGGCTCACCGTATTCAACCGCAAGTGCTTTAGAGGCCGCGTACGCCTCGTCTTTAATAAACCTTGCGATCATCGTATTATGAAGTTTTGCGTCCATGCTTTCGAATGGAATCATTTTACTTTGTAGGTAACTGTGCCATCCCAACCAACCGACTCCGAGGGCTCGGTGCTGCTCTGCAAACTTAACGGTTCGCTCCATGAACTGAATTTTTGATGCTTTATTTATGAACTCGGTCATAACGGCATCCAAGAAATACACGAGCAATTGAACTGCATCCGTATCTTTCCATTCATCATAATAAAGAATATTCATACTGGAAAGATCGCATACAAATGATTCATCGCTCTTTGACGGTAGAAGAATCTCAGAACAAAGATTTGAGGCATGAATCTTCATTCCCTTATCTTTGTACACATCCACCGTATTATTGTTTACATTATCTGTAAAGAAGATGTACGGATAGCCGGTGTTCGATCTGACCTCCAAGACTCTTGCCCAAATTTTTCTCTTGTCCGAGTCACCAGATATCATTCCTTCCATCCACGCATCAGATACGCAAACTCCGAATGAAATGTCCTGAAGGGGGCTACCTTCGGAACGAATAGTCAAAAACTCCAAAATGTCTGGATGATCAACATCTAGATAAGCCGCGAAACTTCCTCTGCGAAGTTTTCCCTGTGATATGATATTGATTATTCCGTCAAATAGGCGCATGAAGTGAACCGATCCCGAACTCTCTCCGTTCTGGTTAATCACCGCACCTCTAGGCCGCAACTTTCCAAAATAAGCGGATGTGCCACCGCCGAACTTCGTCATCATACCGACTTCAGATTGTGTCAGAAGTATTGACTCCATGCTATCATCAATGTACGATCCGAAACATGAGATCGGTAGACCTCTTTCTGTTCCAAAATTGGACCATATAGGAGTTGATAGGGAGTACCAACCCTTTTGAATATTTTCCTTAAACCTCTTTGCAAAACCGGGTTTTCCCAGTATTTGCTCTGCTTTATTGCATATGATATCGACTCTTTGATCTACCGTCTGATCCGGAAGAAGATAGTCTCTACTCAAAAATTTTTGAGAGAGTTCGTTTAACCAGCGATAGGAAGATGACTCGGACATTAGAAAAGATCTCCAGCGTTGTATGATTTTGAAAACTTATTATAAGCAACTGATTTTTTATTGAAGAAGTCTAGATTTACTTCTGCATAAATTTCGTCATCAAACCAATCTAATTGAGACGATAATTCATAATTAATTTCGAACATTGGTTCGGCACCTAACATTTCCATACTGTCATTAAATCTTTTCTTCATATATTCTTTGACAACATCCTTGGGGAGAAATTCCAGTTCTCCAGATTCAAAGATCCAGTCTATGATTTCGCTTTCTGCCTTCCACGACTTCATACATGCAGTTCGGAGTTTATCATAAAATTCTTCTCCGAACCATTCGGGGTTTTCCTCTTTGATAATGTTGATCAAGTACACACCAAAAAGCGCATGAACACTTTCCTCTTTCATGGTCGCCTGAACAACATTATCAATATCTTTGAGCATGTTTTTGTGTTTATCAAAAGACTTTATAATAGCAAATTGACTGAAGAGACTAATGTTTTCTACGAAGATTGAGAATAGGGCCAAAGATAAGGCGTATTGTTCGTCATTCTTTGACGGTGAAAGATATTTTGTCAGATAGTCGATTCGCCCCTTGATGGCAGGAACCTTCAACAGTTGTTCAAAATCGTCATTGAGATTCAATATTTCTAGCAGGTGTGAGTATGCGTCAGCATGACGGACTTCTGATTCTGCATACACGGCACCGACCTGCTCAAATTCGGACTTTGGGAGACGGTCACCCAACTTGCCCCAGAATTTTTTCACAGATACTTCTATCTGAGAAATTGCCAATAGTGTATTTTTGATCGCATTTCGTTCTGTATTACTCAACCGAACATTGAAATCCTGTATGTCACTAATAAAATTCCATTCGCTATGAAGCCAATAACTGTGCTGTATTGCTTCTTTAAATTTGATTGCGTCTGGGTACTGATAAGGCTTGAATTCTATTCTTTTATCGAAAATTCCCATTTACTACAACTCCCTTAAATTGCCATTTCTGCTTTGATTGATGAATATGATTTGTAATCTTTTAATACGATGTTTTTATTTGTCATACTAAAAATGTTTGGTTCGGAATCACCAAATTCAAAATCAACTGTAGGGAACTTATACGGCTCTCTGGTCATCTGCTCTCTACACTGCTCGAAATGAGTATTGTATACATGGACATCAGACCCGAACCAAGTAAGACTACCGGCTTCTATTCCAAGGTGAAGTTTAGCAATCATATGCGTTAGCAAAGCGTATGACGCAACATTAAAGGGAGTTCCTAGAAATAGGTCTTGACTGCGGCACAGGACTGTGCAATGGAGTTTTCCACCGAGAACCTTAAAAGTTGACATCGCATGACATGGAGGAAGTGCTGCACCTTTTATTTGTGAAACATTCCATGCAGTGAGGACATGCCTGCGGGAATTTGGATCAGATTTCAAACCATCCAAAAGATTTGCGAACTGGTCTACGCCGGTTCTTTCTCCCTGCTCTATCCACGCCCTGTAGTCACCGTTCCAATTTCTCCACTGGAATCCGTATCCCGTTCCGATATCTCCCTCCGGGACATCGTGCAGGCCCACGCGGTCTAGAAACTCTCTGGATGTGTTTCCTTGCCAGATATTAATACCGGAATCTTCTAGGACATACGAATCTGTTTCTCCGGAAATAAACCATAAAAGTTCTTCTACGACTGCTCTCCAGAAAACCTTTTTCGTGGTGAATAGGGGAATCTGTCCATCTGACAGATCAAATTTCATCATAGCCCCGTATATTCCTTTTGTCCCGACACCCGTTCTATCTTCGCTCTGCGTTCCCGTCTCGATGCAGTCTTTCATCAAATTAATATACTGATACTCTTCGTGTGTCAAATTAAACTCCGCTTTTCATTGTCTGGGTGGTAGAGTTATGTATCAAACACAAACCTTCCACGATGCCATTTTTACGATACCCTTCAAACCAAAATAAGAATTTTTTCGTATGTGATTTATTATATTTGTTTCGCTCCACCCGGCTTGAATTGCCGAATTTATGTCTTTAAAATTGGAGAATTCATCTCCCCATATGCAAACCTTCATTCCAGAATTCAAACAGCGTTTCATGAATTTTGTTATTTCTACACTTCTCGGTTCGTTGTCATACACCACAGTCAAATTCATATTTTTTGCTGGGAATGAGCCTGCGCCCACCTGCGCGATGCAGTTGGGGAGGAAGTGAGAATCTAATGCACCTTCGACCAAGAACCCTTCTTTATTTGGATCATATCTTTCCATTCCGTACACTTTGAGGCCGTCGTAGTCTTTATTTCTGATAGTGATGTAACGGAGATCCGATTCTGTTCCGATGCACCGGCCAGATACCCCAAAAAGGTCACCCGAGGCGGTCCTGAGTGGAAATACAATCCTAGGTTCCTTGATCAGATTAGTCTTTGAGGAATCTATCTGAGTTGCCAATTCACAAAAATTATCACAATAGTAGATGATGTCGAGGCTTTTCTTCGGCATCATTCTTATTGATTCCATGTAGTATCTGGCCCGGTGGCTTGAATCTAATTCGGATATTTTTTGGCATTTTTGAGAGATGATATCCGTAACACTCTTTACTTGTAACGGTGCCACTTTCTCTACTATCTTTGGAGTAAAACCACCAAAGGAATCTTCGAATCTTTTTTCCTTGATAAACTCCATCTTCATCTGATCTGCAAGTGATGAATTATGCTGCTTCAAGAAATCGTACAGCGAGTCGTTGACATCGCAATTAAAGCATTTGAACCGATACCCTCCGTTTTTTGTGACGAAGAAGTGCCCTCTAGTCTTTGTCTTATTCTTCTTGGAGTCACCACAATATGGGCACCTGCATGTCGCAACGGTGTCCGACTTCCATTTGAACAGAAGCAGGTCGCTACCAACTTTATTAACAAAATCTTTTTCTAGTGAGGTGGAAATCATATTAAACTATTCCTTATAGATACTTGCGTATTATACACCGCAGGGGATCAGATGTCAAGAAAATTTATCCTCGGAATCGACTATTCTATGACTTGCCCGTGTATTTGTACCTTTGATTTACAAAAAAAATTCACATTCAAAAACTGTAATTTTCACTATCTGACGATGACACCTAGCCTCGTGGGAGTGTATGGAAACATTCGCGGATACCCAAACTTTGAAGATTACAAAACAAGTATGGAAAGATTCATACTCATATCAGCATGGGCAAACAAAATTATTCAATCAGAAACCGTTTCCCATATTTTTCTCGAAGGATACTCGATGGGAAGTCGCGGTAAGGTTTTTGATATTGCTGAGAATACTGCCATATTAAAAGTGGGAATACATGTAATGAACATACCTCTTACAAGCATTCCGCCCACTGTTATCAAAAAGTTTGCGTGTCAGAAGGGTAATGCAGATAAGGAAAAAATGTATGAGGCTTTCCTATCTGAAACCAATACTGATTTACATAATTTACTCACTCCAAAAAGAAAAAACATTACCAACCCAGTTTCTGACATTATAGACGCATACTACATCTGTAAGTACGGACTGGAAAACATTATTCTTGCAGAAAAGTCTCTTTTATAATCTGCTTGGGTGGAACTGTCTTTATTTCTGGAAGTTTCTTTGGTGCTGCATGGTATCCGCACCGGTCGCACCTCGGACCCATCTCGGGCGTACCAGTACCAGAAATCACATTACCGCCACAATTAGAGCAAGATCCTAGTATGCTACTCATCGAGTCTATCCTCCCAGCCATCTAAATCTTCCATGTTTCCAGATTCAATGGAGTCTCTAAGATCCTGAAGAGTTTTCTTTACTCCCTTTTTCTTAGATCTTTTCTGACTTTCATTAATACATTTATCGTTATGAAAAAATTCTGAGTCGTTGTTTTGATATTGTTTGTTTTTCATATCTTACGGCTTACTTTGCAACCATCCCATCTTTTCCATTAGTGCGATATCGAATCCATCTATATCGGAAGTCTTTCCCTGTAACATTTGAACCAGAACCTCTGCTTCAAACTTTGGAAGGGCATTCACCATCTGGTGGAGAATCTTATCCTGCGTATTTTCATTGTGAGATCCATGAACAAATATGTACATTCTTCGGAGTTCCTGTGACAGAGTGCTATCAGAGTGTCCGTACGGAGGGTCATCAAAAGAAAGATTCTGCGGAACTGGACGATGTTTGTATGTCCAATTAGTATTTTTACTAAAATACAATCCTGAGAACTCTCTCATTTTTGCAGTTTCATCATTTTTTAGGATCTTAATTCTAGCATCTTCATTTTCTTCTAGATCCAACGCGGCCAAGATTTCACCAATAGTATTCATTTAAACATTCCTTCTTTATAGAGTATCTATCAATTCACAAATTTCATCTGGTATATCACCCAAGGATATCAGCAATTTATTCTGATTGTACCGCTTTCGGACATTAACTTCATAGTTTTCGGGAAATTCTTCAATCAGACTAGAGAACCTAGATTTATTCATAGGAACCTGTCGCTTTCCCTCTACTGTGAATGTGTCAGCATCGCTGAGGATGTTCGGGATGCCGTCCGAGGAATCACCTCTGATAATATGCTCTGTTATGTGGTACTCATTTGGACTTGGATATATGAATTTTCTTTTACTGTAGTCATACTGAACGACCGTAGGAGATTGAATCTGAAAGAAATCCTTATCCTTGGAGACAATCATATGCCTCTCATCCGGGTTGTTACTGATCATCCGGGCGATGATATCATCCGCTTCAACTCGGTCATGGAACATTATCTGTACTAGATTATCGTACTTATGCTTTTGAATGAATCCGTTGATAAACTTATGAATAAAATTCCACATTTCTCTGTTCGAGTCCTTATTCTTTTTTCTGGAGTGTTTATAGTGGGGGAAAATTTCTCGTCTCCAAGGGTACTTACCGTCACAGCAAATAATGATATTCCCATATGTCGATCCGTAATCGGAGTGGATCCCTCTTAGGAATGTAAAGATGTCATTCTCTAGGGAACTTTCAAAGAGTGGGTTCTGGTATATGGATAGATTTTTCTTATCTTTGATGATAAACATGTAGATTCTGGTCACTACAATTTGATTGAAATCAATTAAAATCATTTTTACTTTCTTTTACATTACTTTCATAATGATACATTCTTTATTGATTCTTCCGTTTGCAGGAGTCTCTTTGGACTTTATCTCTCCAAACGACTTTCTAATGGCTCTTATTCCCTGCGATTGAACTACTTTCAGGACATCATCGACATATTTTGCTCTGATCCTCTTCGATGTGGATCTTTCTGGTGCGAACCCCTGAATTGTTGTTCCCTTCACGCCGAACCCGATCTTTTCGTTTTCGGCTTCTAGGATGGTCAGTTCCCTATACTTAGTGCTGAAGATAATGAGTTTCGTCGCACCAATGATTTTTTCTGGACTAATTGATTTCAGACCCCCAAAATCTTTTGTCTCTGCCATGTACTGCATAGATTTTACTATTTCAGACGGGGACTTGATCTTCTTCTTTCTGGGATTTCTAGAGACTTTCTGAGCCCCCTTTGCTTCCAGCGTCTGAATTATTTCTATGTAAAAGCGTATGATTCTTTTTACCTCTGTATTACTGTAGATTGAGTACGCCTCTTTGACCTCTGGGTCATTCACCTGCTCTTGGGCTAGATCCCATTCAGCCTTTTGTTCTACAATGTACGGAATGATCCTAGCCGACATCATCGGCTTTATTTCATTGACATTGATAAATGACTGAATATCAAAGACAGTTAGGTCATCGGACTTTTTGATGTTTTTAATGTTAAGGATGTAGTCATCTATAGAATTCTGAATTGTTGCCGCAAGTGTCTTTGCTTTTTCGCTGATTTTATCTTGAATAGTCAGAGTAGGTGCGTTCGTGACAACGGCAGATTTTTTACTTGGCTTCTTTAACTTTTTCCTGATATTAGTTTCTACAAACGCAGAAATCTTTGGACTGGCCCACTCCTGAATCGGGTAGCCGTCCAGAATCATGCGACAATATCTACCGACCCTGTAGTAGTTTTTTGGATCAATATTCTTTGCGTATTCAAGTTCTTTTTTAGTCAGTGTCCTCTCTGCAATCATGTATTCGCAAAACCATGATCGCTCTTTTGCTGGTGTGGCTAGATTCTCGTGCGAGTTGAGCGCATGAATAATTGCGACATCAGTAGCCACCGGATCGTTTCTGTGATTCTCGTTGAACACATGGCTCTTTGCAGCCATCTTCCGGTCGATCATATCTAAAACTGCTTTAGATGTAGGCCCACTAGATCCTCGTCGTGCCATCATGAATCCTTCCGTTTTTCATTTCTAATAATTGTCATACTTTTCTAGTACTTCGTAAGTATCTGTACACTTTACATTGTTCCAACATTTTTCTACTCTGGACATAAAATCATAGAAGCATTCATTATCTTCCATGACAAGAACCAGATCGACATGGTACTCACGCTCATACTTTTCACCATGATCTTCATCGTCATCATACCCGTTAAGAATTCCGCTGTCAACTATTTTCGTAGAAATTTTTGCTATAGTTCTGGGCGTGCGGTGAATCACTACCCCATGATCCCCGGGAGTGCCGTACAGGATCAATCCACGCTCCAAGCGGTATTTTAGAATTTTTTTCATTTGAAAGGTTGATCTAAGATTAAATTCATATATTTTTTAATTTGCCGCCCGATGTTTTGCTGCATCGTGAAATTAAATTTTTTCGTCGCCGTATCGGAAACCCAGTCCCGAAGATCGGTCCCGAACTCGATCGAGCGCGACCACCAATCTGCTACCATCTCCGCGACATAAATTTCAGGCATTTTGTGTATGTCACCCCAGTACTCTGGGTGGTGAGGATTTGAGGATACATGGTTCATCACTGCATTCGGTAAGTCGTGCGAATTTTCGCAATTTCTACCCACCAGAAAAACCCATTCAATTCCTCGGAATTTTGTCTGATCGTGAATAAAAGAATTTGCGATCAGATTTCTGCCAAATTCAACTTCGCCATCTTCGATCAGTTTCTCCCCCATTCGAAAACATGCATTTTGCACATTTTGAATGTGTCGGGCCAACTCACGAACTTTCTTTAATTCTTTTAAAATTAATTCGGCATTGTTTGCTGTAGGATTTTCTGCGGGTATAGTCATAAAATATATCTAGCCTTCTAACGCTCCCTAGGGATTATAGGCTCGAAATATCCGCTTGTCAAGCCAAAATAAAAAAAATTGTGCTTTTGTTTGACTTCCACCCCTGACTTGGGTATACTCGTTTCTCGGTCGATGGCTCTGTTTTATTTTTGGGTGTTTGCCCTATTGACAGGTCCGGAAAACTTTGGTATAATGTACAGTGTCTTAGCATGATATTAGTTTATTAAATACACTAGATATACATGGGCATAAATCCTCACAAAAGGAATAATTTTATGGAATTTCCCAAGAGAACCACATTGCAAATTTTCGTAGATGTCGCTCTGTTCAACATTAATATGGTCGATGATCATGTAAAATATTTGACTCTATTGGATGATCAAAAGACCAAAATTGAGCGGAGGATTGCAAAATTTCAAGAAATTGGACAAAGCGAATCTAAAATTCGATCTCTTTTCAGCAAAAAGTATGCAAACTACATTAGGGATGCATGGGAAATTGCTGACAATTACATTGATGATCTAAAAGAAATTACAGAACAATTTGAGGAAGTAAACACTTTGTTTCTGGAAACGACTACGATTCAGAGTGCGTCAGACCTTGAAGTCAGTATATCTAGACTGCCAAATCTAGCCTACATAAGTAGATCTTAACTATGGGAGATATGCGGTAATGACTTCATCATATGATTTTAGATGCAAAAAGTGTAAAAGTGAGTGGACTTTAAACATAAGCAAACATGATGTTTTCGATGTTTACGATAATCCATGCCCATCTTGCGGTGCGGTAGGCCATGTTGAAAAATGGGTACCGAATCCAAACGGAAGCCTCGTGCCCTCCATCGGTGATCCTGTTCGTCTGGGAATCAGAAAACCAGATAACGGATTCAAAGAAGTTCTTCAGAAAATTCATGAGGGCTCGCCCGGAAGCACGCTCAATCAAAAGTTCTAATTATGAAAAAAGTTTTTACTCATATTGATTCAGATTACATTTTTGAAGATGTAGAAGCAGAAACTACTGAAAATGGTAGAAAGTACAAAGTACCCTCTGTTGATGGTTATGTCTGGTATCCTTCCGTGACGACCGTTCTAGGACATGATAAAAAGAAATTTTTCGAAGAATGGAAAAAGGTTCCCGGAAACGAAAAAATTTCTAATGATGCAGCCGAAAGAGGAAACATCATTCACGATGCTATTGAAAAATATCTCAAAAATCAAAATGATTACGATAAGGATCTTGTAGAGATACGACACAAAAATATCTTTAATTTTATGAATTTGTATCTCAACAAAATAGATAATGTTCGGGCCCTTGAAGTCCCGCTCTACTCCCACACATTAAAAATGGCCGGTCGAGTCGATTGTGTTGCAGAGTATGAGGGAAGCCTATCCATCATAGATTTTAAGGGATCAAATAAGATCAAGCAATCTAAATGGATTCAAAACTATTTCGCACAGGGTGCTGCGTATTCGATCATGTGGCAAGAAATGACTGGAATTCCTATCCGAAATATTGTTATCATCATGGGAAACGAACAAGGATTTTGTCAGGTTTTCCGAGAAAAGGTAACAGATCATGTCCCATCACTGTTTAAAACCATCAATAGATACTATCAGATGAATGAGAGCGAGAATAATGAACACAGTTAAAACCGAGATTGATATTGTTAAAGATGTAAAAGAAATAGGTCATAGAGTCAGAATTGCTGGTCATGAGGGTTACTGTGTTCCTTCTCCGGTTCCAAATTACGATTGGGTTTACTATGAGAACCCGGGCATACAATCAGAAGAAAAATGGTGTAGAAGTTTAATTAGAAAAGATCTTATTGAAAGGATCCAAAATGTATAAGTTTGTTTTGAATGTGTTGTTGAGTGTGTCAACTTTTGTCTATGGGTTTTTCCTATCCATATCTTTGTGTCTCATTAATCAGATCGGCAAAGTGACTGGTGATCTCCCTTACGCCAGAGGTGCGGACGGAGATGATCCGGAACTGATTGAATGCACTACTCTGCGACACGGTAGAGCATTTAATTACACGACCGGGACCGCCATACTTGTTACTAACGAAAACAAGGAATCCGCTGCGTCTACTGAGTATTACGCAGTCTCCCTACGGGATGAGGAAACCGGTGAGCCCACACCCTACCTGTTTACTCGGGCCGCACTAGAGTCCGCTCGCAAGCGAGCAGAAAAGAATCCGGAAGATGTTCCGGGATCTATGAACAAAAAATGTGGAAAATGCGCCGACGGTGGCCCTTGCGTACAGGATACCATAAAGAATGATTAAGACCAAACATCTAGATCCAGAATTTAGAAGAAGATTTATTCACGAACTTGAAAGCAATCTGATTCAAATTGCTACGACGGGAGAAACCCCAGAATATATTGAAACTCTTCTAGTACTGTGCGAAAAGCACGATATCGAACCCGAAGCCGCCGCCGGAATGATTCCAGACACGATAAAGGCTAAAATTGAAACAGAAGCCCGGGTGAGAAATCTACTTCCTCGGAAATACGAAACCGTTCTTCCGATTGAGTAAAATTTTTATGTAAGTCACTTGACTTTTGAATTTTTGAGTGTATAATAGCAGAACGGAGGTACATAGACATGAAAATCGTATATTCTCCAGAGTACGGGAGTGGATGGCAAAGTTGGAATAGAGTCCTGACTAAAGCCCAGCAGTACAGAATGATCACACACCCTCGGATCATTGAAATGGTAGAGTATGGAGAACTACAGAAGATTATTGTCGATGATAAGATTAACATCGAGATACTTAAAGAAGTTCGACAAATCATAGGTCTGAGCCCTGAAGATTATCTTTGTATCCTCGGATGTCGGGATCTCCGAGTAGCAGAGATTAGTAAGGGTAGCAGATTCAGAATCGAAGATCACGACGGTTACGAGTCTGTTGTCGAGGAAAATGATATGGGGTGGTTCATCCCCCAAGATGATCTTTACATGATGCTCCGGAGTAGAGAAAATGACTGATGAAAAGCAACCCTGCGTAGTATGTCAGACTCCGGTCGATACCACGGATCTAGATGATGATTTTTTTGGATCAGAGGGATGTGAACTCGTTAATGGACAGTGGGTATGCAGTTTTGAGTGCTGCGAGAAGGCAGAAAAAATGTTTGATAATTTAACCTGAATCAAATGATATCACCGAAAGGATTGTCGAAATGAGTCACACGGAACTAAAGGCGGGCCTAAGAGCCTTGATACCAAGTCTTGATGGGGCATCGAAGGATACTGCCCTACTGTATTTTATGCCAATTTTGGGAGAACCTTTTGAGATCGAAAGGTGGAATGGAGTCGTAGAATATTTTCGGTATACCGGAGAGTTTGTACCGATCTACGATAGCGAGACACAACGATGGTTCATTGACTTCATCGAATTGCACGACGACGCACAGGATGCTTCTGATCATGTGTCGATATCAATCTCTGTAGAAAACATTAATCAACTTTCAAATCGTATGAAGGATGTATTCACAGAAGTTGAAGATGTCTTATTCTTCGTATACACTTGGTACAATGGATCAGATGAACCGGTTTATTTCCCCGTAAACTAAAAAACTTTGGTGATGGATGATATAATGAGTAAAACAAAAGTATTTTTTCCTTGTGCGCAATACGGACATCCCGGCCATAGTTTTAGGGAATTGGTCCGTATTTGGAACAAAGAAGGATTTATTGATATCGAAGAATCCCCGGATGGATATGTTTGGATGTTCAGTCCGGGCCATACTCTTCTGTATGACTATCATCTTGTTCTAGAGCATGAATCCACACCACCGTTTAAATTTGCCCTGTACGGCAACGAGATCCCATCTGATATCCCGAACGCCTCTCCGTGGATCCTATGGCCGCGTCACCCAACCCTTATGGAAAAGTACTACACCGAAAGTCCGAAAATTATTCCTAGACTAAGAATGTGGAAGTCTATTTTCATGGGAAGAGTGGAAAACCAAACTCAATTCAAAAATAGGTTTCAGACTGGAATAGATTGGTCGGCTAATATACAAAATTTTTGGGTGTCTAGAGGAATTCAAACCCCGCATCATTACTCATCCGCCGACTACCTTTATAATATGCAAAGATCAAAATTTGCTCTGCTACTTCCCGGAAATGGGCCAAAATGTAGCAGGGATATCGAGGCGATGGCGTGCGGTGCGATTCCTATTGTCACGCCCGGTGTGTGTACAAACTACTATAACAAATGGGTCGAGGGAAAAAATTATCTCTTGCTGAAAACAGAAGATGATTTTGAAAAAATATATGACACTCCAAACGATGAATTGGAGTTCATACAGAAAAATAACTATGCATGGTACGAAGAAAATTGTAGTGCTGCTGGATCATTCAACACCACGATTAAAATATTGAAAGAAATGAATTTACAAAATGTATGATCAAATTAAGGAAAGTGCGGAATGAAGATACTATTTTTAGATGATGACAAAACACGACACCAAGTATTTCTCACTCATTACGGACAGTTTGAAAATACTAGATGTTTTGGAGCAGAAGAAGCAATTGACAAAATGGCCAATAATTCATATGATCTTATCTTTTTAGATCACGACCTCAGTGAAAATTATGCAAATAGTAGACCCTCGCGATTAGATGGTACATATGTTGCTGGAATGATGATTTTTAATGATCATATTTTTAGGCACAACAGAGAAGCAACTGTCATCCTACACTCTTTGAACCCCAAGGGGGCGAAAGAAATGTACGACACGCTTAAAATGGGTAGGTACAGTAATGTCATTATTGCGCCTCTTGGTTTCAGTGAAAGTATTGGATTAGAATGACAGGTGAAGTAAAATGCGTATCTGGTTATGATGTGTACAAGGGATACAACGCTCTAAAGACACATTTCAATCAGGATGCATACGATTATCATAAGTATGGCGGAAAATCTTCAGTATGCACCCTTGACGCATTTCATTCAAGAAAAGATAGATGGCATTATGAAAAGATCGCAAAAAAGTATGATGCTCAATTCTTCCCATACCTTCTATCAAACTTAGTGAACGATAAAAAATATTGGGTCGGCTCGTGGAATAAAGAGTCAACCCACAAGGTTTACCATAACTGGGTGCGGTATATTGATGCAAAAGAGAATTCTTTCAAAAGTGACCTAACGCAACTAAGAACTATTTGTGACGAAAAATCACTTAAGTTTGATGATCTGTTTACTTCTGATGGCGGAAAACATCCTCCAATATTCATTATAGAAAAACAGAACCATATACATTATTGCACCATGGTAATATTTGATAGCATGATAAACTTTTCCAGAGTGGTTGACTCACAGATTCCGTCAGATCCGATATGGAAGGCTGCATCTGTAAAGATGAACAAAACGAAAGGATTCATACAGACCACCAAAAAAATGAAAGAAGATACCGTAAATATGTTCTCAGATGTCTCTACATAAGGTACATTCAGTAAACACAGTTCAAACAAAAGGAAGCAGTACAAATATGCCAAATTCATTTTCAGATTTAAAGAAGCAGAAGTCAATCAGAAATCTTTCTGAAAAGATGGAGTCCCTGACGGCAAAGAAGTCGTTCAAGGACGAGAGATTGTGGGAGCCGCAGCGAGATGCAGCCGGTAACTATGCGGGGATCATCAGATTCCTAGACGCTCCACGGGGCGAACAAGCCCCATTCGTTCGCAGATACAACCACGGATTCAAAGTAGGTGGCCGGTGGTTCATTGAGAATTGCCCGACGACGCTAGGACTTCCATGTCCCGTGTGCGAGGCCAACGGAGAATTGTGGAATTCCGGACTAGAATCCGATAAGGTCATTGCAAGAGATCGAAAGAGAAAAGAATCTTGGTATTGCAATATTCTGGTCATCAAGGATCCAACATCACCAGAAAACAATGGCAAGCACTTTCTCTACCGGTTTGGAAGCAAGATCATGGGAAAGATCTTGGAGGCAGCAAAGGACAACCCAGTGATTGACATGGAGGGTGTCGATGTTCAGAAGTTCTGGGGAGGTGCTGATTTTGCAATCAAGATCAGAGAGGACAAAGGATACCCCAATTACGATGACTCGGTATTCAGAAACCCGAGCGACCTTTTTGGTGGCGACGATGAGAAGATCGAAGCATTGTGGAATGGATTGTACTCTCTCCAGAAAATTATTGATCCATCTGAATTCATCGAATACAATGAATTGAAGGAAAAGTTTGATAAGATTGCGTACGGTCGAACCGGCTCGTCCGAACACACCAAGTCAACAGAAATGGACATCAATTCTTTGAATGGGGATAATACTCCCGATCCGGCTCCGGTTCTGCCCAAGTCCAAGTCTCCGTCACGCCCGGATACATCATCGGCAACCCTGCCAGTAGAAGTGGAGAATGCTCCATTCAAAACAGGTGATGACGACGAGGATGATGATAATCCATTGAGTTTCTTCAAAACCCTTGCAAATTAACATAATTTAATAGAAAATTTAGAAATGTTGGAGATTAAATCTCCAACATTTTATTTTGGTCGCGTATACATAGTAGTAGGTAAATCACCAAATATGGAAGATAAATGACAAAATCGGCATTCCAAATAGAAAATGACTTCATGCGGGCAGTTCAAGATGCCAAGTCAAATGCTGGAGTCAGGCTTCGCGGTCGCAAGGCTCAGAAGTGGCTGAGAGATAATATCATAGATTTATATGGGAAGTACAACCCATCAAAAAGAATGAATATCCTAAAGGGTGATCCACAGAGTCTTATTACTAAAAATAATAAGTTGTGGCCGGGCAAAATGTACATGTACTACTACGACCCCAAAACCAAAAAAGAACTCCCGTATTACGATATTTTTCCACTGGTTTTCGTCATGGAGATATACGACGACGGATTTTTAGGTCTAAATTTACATTATCTTCCACCCCAACTAAGAGTCGTTCTGTTTAAAAAATTATTGAAATTGAGAAATAATAGAAGATTTGATGATAGTACAAAATTAAAACTTAGTTACAGAGTAATCAAAAGATTTGGAAGATTTAAGTTCGCCGCTCCATGTGTCAAGCGTTACTTGACAGATCACATTCGATCAAATCTAAGAGAGGTCGAGCCAGAGTTTTGGGAAATCGCTATTTTTCTACCGACCGAATCCTTCCGAAAGACAATCAAGGAAGTGGTCTGGAATGACTCCCGCAAGCAAGTCCGCAAAGGAAAGCAAAGGTACTGGCTATGAGTTTCATCGAAGCAAAGTCACAAGTTTATACTACTGGTATCGCAAAAAGCAATCAGTACGGGCTATTTTTTAGCGAACCGACCGGAATAATATCTCCGATAGAAACATCTCGCAGACTGTCGATCTCCTGCGAAGAATGCTTCTTTCCGGGTATGAACATCTTCACGGCTGATGTGAGGCACTATGGAAATGCTTTCAAATTCCCATACAGTCGAGAGTACATGAATGAAATGACCATGATTTTTAGAGTGGGTAGTGACATGTACGAAAAAAGAATTTTTGAAGAGTGGATGGACTTAATGGTTTCGTATGATAATCATAATCATGAATATTACGACAATTATGCTAGGGATATTTATATTGCTCAATTCGCTGATTACACCGAGCAAAAAGAAGGATCAGGTTCTATATTGGGAGATATGTTTGATAGATTTAAAGAATCTATCAAGAATAATATTGGTCTGGGTGGCAATCCGAACCCAATGCCAAACATTATGATCGGCGAAGAAACTATCGTATATCAATGTATGTTAAAAAGAGCGTACCCGATAGGAATGATGGAACTTCCCCTTGCGCACAGTAATAGGGATACATACCATCGAATAGGCATTACATTTACCTTTAGAGACTGGCAACCACTGCCGCTAATAAAGGATTCGGATCTTGAATTGGCTATAGGTAATTCTGATACGGCAATCAATGACGCGATCTACGCGAGCGAAAAGAGAGCCTCCGGAGGCAAGGTCGTGGATGTTGCCACAAGAGGTGGTCAGATATACGGTAAAATTTTCGGTCGTGGTTCGGGTGGAAACATAATATCATTTTAAATTTTATGAGGAAATAGAGTACAATGGCGTTACCAAAACTAGCAATCAAAACATATTCAACGCAACTTCCCACTACGAAACAAACCGTTGAATACAGAGCGTACACTGTTAAAGAAGAAAAAGCAATGCTCATGGCAAGTCAGTCCGAAAAGCCAGCCGAGCAAATGTTGGCAGTTTTCAACATGGTAAATTCTTGCATTGTAACAGAAAATATAGATTGTAAGAAAATTGCTCAGGCCGACCTAGAGTGGATGTTCCTTCAAATCAGAGCAATTTCTGTTGGTGAAACTACTAAAATTGGTCACACATGTAAGGCATGTTCCAATGAATTTTCTGTCGAGATCGACATTTCCAGCATCAAACCGCTATTCAAAGATGGTCATGTTCTAGAGCATTTGGTCAACGAGACTGTCGGAATGCGCTTCAAACTTCCGACCGCTGAAATGGCGATCAATCAGGAGGAAAAGAGTGACATCGCTCAGTTCTTTCATATCGTAGAACAGTGTGTTACTCACATTTGGGACGGCGATACGGTCTACAAAGTTGGAATGGATATCACACTGCAAGAGGTTTCTGAGTTTATAGAACAGTTAGATCAAATTACATTCAATAAAATTTTGGAAGCAACATTTTCAAATGCGCCAAAAATATCTCATCAACTTGTAATGAAATGTCCGAAATGTAAAGAATCAGAAGAAATTACTGTGGAGGGACTGCTAAATTTTTTCTCCTAATGAACTTATATGATTCGGTTGAAAATCATATGAGAATAAACTTTTCAATGAAAATGAATGGATTTCTAATAGAAGAACTGGAAAATATGATACCTTGGGAGCGAGAAAGTTACTTAAACCTACTAGACCAGCACTTAACAAATCAAGAAGAGCAGTTGAAAAATAAATGATATCAAAACAATCACAACCCGGCGATTTTAACGGAGACTTTAGCAAGTTCATTAATGAACTGCGAAAGCAAAATTCTTCCAACTCAAATGTTGCATTGTTAAAAAAGAATATAACAGATCTTAACAAAAAGACTGATGATGTCCGTATCTCTGTTGATAAAGTGCAAGATGGATCTGTCCAAAATGCTAAGATGATTGTTGATACGCTCAGAAATAATGCAAGTCAATTAGAGCATACCATCGCAAAAGGCAGCGGTCAATCGGGTGAACTAGTAGATATCAATTACCAGTTGTTACTTAGTTCGTTGAAGTCTAAAACGAATCTAGACACATTGGTCGAAATTCAGTTGGGTGGTCGAGAAGGACTTTGGGGAAAATTTAATGCGTTCCTAAGATCTTTCAGACCATTCTCGTCAGAGCGTCAGAGAAGAGTTAGAGAGAAGCAGAGCGATCGTGCGGAAATGGCAAGATCAAAGTTACTTCGTCTATCCTTTATTCAAGAGACTAAAGCGGCCAAAGGTATAGAGGCTCTGGTTCGTATTGCTAAAGGAACGACCGAAGGTAAAGAAGAAAACAAAAGATTCTTATCATTACTATTGGATGGAATTCTTGGCAGGGAAGACGGATCTAAGTTTAACGATCGAGATCGAAATAACTTAGGTGGAGGTAGTGGAATTCAAAGATTCTTTGATGCGATTCCGGGCGGAGGTCTATTTTTGGCTTCCATCGGTCCCATGCTTATGTCATCCTTTACACTTGCTTTTGCAACTATGGTTGAATTTGTAATGAGAGCGAAGAAAATTTATATTGATTTTCTTATTAAAGGTCCGGTGGGTAAAGCGATAAAATCGACTGTAAAGGACATATTCAAAACATTTAATAAATTTTTTAGATCTGAAGATTTCCTTAATGTTGTGAGAAGATCCGTAGGAGTAATAGATAATATCATACACAGGGGATTAGGATCTGTTTTTAAATTTTCTGCATATTTTCCTATGATATCAAAATTAGTTGGATCTTTGGATAGCACAGTTCCTGGGATTTTGAAGAAAATAAGCCATATTTTCTTTGCGATTAGACTTCATACAGCAGTTTTCTTCCAAAGTAAAGTTATGACTCAAATAGGTGCAGCAATCAAAAATATGCTTAAAGGACTTCCTTTCGTTGGTCGGATTGGAAAAATTGCACTGGCTGTGATGAAATTTGTTCCCTTTTTAAATATCTTAGTAGCCGGTTTTGAAGCCATACGAGGGGCCTTTAAGGGATACAAAGAAATAGGTGGCCTCCCGGGTATATTAATCGGTATTTTCGGCGGTCTTATGGAATTTGTGACTCTCGGTATCTTTGACATGGAGACATTCCTGAATGTTGCCAAGGATGCCGTCGCCGCTTTCAAGGACGGAAGATTCCTTGATGGTGTTCTTCTAGCGATATCGGCTCCAATTGATGGAATCGTTTCAGGAATTAAATGGCTAGTAAATAAGATATTTTCCATGTTAGGACTTACGGAGGACGGTTCTGTCTCTGAAGAAACTGGTCTTTTAGGTCAAATGCTTTACTACTCTATTCTTCCCTACAAACTTATAGTAAAGGGTGTCATGTGGCTTTCCAAACATGTTATGGACATCGTAAGTCCGATCTTCGATAAAATATCCACGGAGATTCCAAAATTTATTTTTGGAGTTAGAGACTTCTTTTCTATGATGGCAAGCATGTTTGGCGTACTGATAGAAATAGGTAAAAATCCAGTCCAAACTGCACTCGATCTTGCGAAAGGAATAAATCCTTTCGAAAAGGCCGCGATTAATGAAAGAAATTCTTTTTTAGAAGGTCATGGTATTGATATGCCCGAATATAATAGGGTAAAGAAATTTATTAAGGGTTCGGGTGCTGACAAGTACAAAAATATGACAGAAGCAGGGTTTAGTGAAGAGGCCGTTCGGATATTACAGGCTAATAAGACAAGAAATGCCGAATCTAACGCTGCTACTCTTGAAGCGCAACATATTCAGGGTATGACTGCTTTAAATGCAATAACGAAAATGCTTGGACAGAAACAGAATTCAGGTGGTGGTAATAGCACCACCATAGTTGGCAGTACGGAATATGTTGATCGACAATATAACCTAATGAGTATGAACGCGGGGAGTAGATAAATGCCTGACTTTGCTGACTTTGGTTTTGGACAAACTATGTCCTCGGACGAATCGTTTCGCATTTTAAACGGTAACGGGTTCGCGGGCGATGCCGCATTCACTACGGACGACCATCCCGGGGCTCAAAAAGACCCGACTCTTAAACTTCTTTTCGACAATAAAACTCCAAATTTCCATGCCTACCCGGAAGATCTGACCAATGTTCAAAATCCCGGTCACTTCGTCATGTTTCAGATGTTTAAAGTAGAGGGAATTAGCGTATTAGATGCAGCACTCGCCGTAAAAAATATTGCTTCCATTGGAGCAAATAGTGTAGGCAACGCCACCGCTAACAGAGCAAGGCGATTATTCTCAGATACAAAAACAGGATTCGGTGAATTTTTTGGTGGTGATGGTAATGGTAATGATGAAGATGGTTCTGCCAGTGCGGGTCAAATAGAATCAGAGAATTTCTTTAATTTTCCAGTCAACAGACCTGAGAATGATGGTATCGCAGATCAAAGGGAAAGTCTAACAGATTTTAATAAAATCAATTCTCTTACAAATAGAGTTAACTCCGTATCTGATGAATCCCTACAGACTAAGAAGGATCTTCTCGGTAAAAGAAAAACTTTAGTTGATACGATTGCTCTTTATATGCCAGATTCTTTAAGTGCTTCTTATTCGTTTAATTATTCAGAAGAAGAAACTCTACTTTCTTCTGGTGTTAGAAGTGTTGTGGATTGGATGAACAATCCCAGTGGTAGAAACAACAGTGAGTCCGCCGTCCGGGATGTGCAAAAATACGCTCAGTCTGCCGGTATCCGTCTTGGTGGTGGAGCGATCAATCTTTTGGGTCAGGACATTAGCGGGCAGGTTTCGTCTGTTACTAGAAAAGTTTTGAACCCTCATCTGGAGTTCTTATTCAAACAAGTCAATTTG